ATGCCCAAAGGTACCTTGAACACCCAATTGTCCCGGGATAAACTTGAGGTTGTTTCCCGTGGCGGTGGTGAAGGCGGTCATGCTTTGTATTCCTATTCCTCCCTTCCGGAGAAGTACAAGCAACGCTGGGTTGCTCTCCATGGTGAGCCTGAGCGTCAAATTCGCGAGGAAATGATTCGTAACATAGTAAAGAAAGACGTGAATGCCGAGAGCTTTTTCGAGGATTACCGTTACGAGAAGGGCGGCGAGCTTGTCCACCTTCCCGAGGGGGTGAAGAAGGAATACACCTGGAACGCCTCCGTGCTGAACGCGCTGATGGAGGAGTTCAAACGCCTGAGTTCGTCCAACAACAAGCTGACGGGCTTCCGCCGCAACCTCTGGGAGCTTCTGCTTGCCACGAGCGAGGAGTGGCGTCCGGTGTACGGTCACAGCCTTCCTGGCAGCGTGGGGCGTCTGAAAGCCCTGATAAGCAAGTACCGCCCCGACAATTACGGTGTACTTGTCAGCGGCAAGTACGGGAACAGCAACACGCTGAAGATCGAGGAGGAGGGCGGGCGTTACCTTGTCGCGTTGAGACGCAGCCGCGTTCCGGTCTATACGGATGCGGAGATCTTCGAGGAGTACAACCGTGTCGCTCCGGAACGTGGCTGGAAACCCCTGAAGAGCCCCCGCAGCCTCCGCGAATGGTTCCACAGCCCGCGCATCGAGCCGCTGTGGTACGACGCCGTCCACGGTGAGATGAAGGCGCACCAGCGTTACGACCGCAAGCACCGTACCATCCTTCCGGGCCGCCGTGACAGCCTCTGGTACGGCGACGGTACGAAGTTGAACCTCTACTATCGTGATGAGAACGGAAATAAGTGCACTACCAGCGTGTACGAGGTGGTGGACGCCTACAGCGAAGTGCTGCTCGGTTATTACATTAGCGACAATGAGGATTATATCGCCCAGTACCATGCTTTCCGCATGGCTATCCAAACGAGCCGGCACAAACCTTACGAGATCGTGTGCGACAACCAGGGCGGCCATAAGAAAAACGCGGCGCTGGGCCTTTTCTCGAAGATCAGCCGTATCCACCGCCCGACAGCCCCGTATAACGGCGAGTCCAAAACGATCGAGAACATTTTCTACCGCTTCCAGAGCCAGGTGTTGAAAAAGCTTTTCGGCTTCACGGGGCAGAACATCACGGCAAAGAGGGATACGAGCCGTCCGAACCTGGAGTTCATCAACGCGAACATCGACTCCCTTCCCACGCTGGAGGAGCTGAAGGAGCAGTATGCCGCCGCCCGTGAGCGGTGGAACTCGATGAAGCACCCGGCCACCGGCATCCCCCGTATCGAGATGTACGATACCAGCGTGAACGAGGCCACCGACCCGGTGAGCGTTCCTGACATGGTGGAGATGTTCTGGTACACGACGGAGAAACCGTCTCTGTTCACCGCCGGCGGTATCGAGATCACGGTACAGGGAAAGAAATACGCCTACGAGGTTTTCTCCGCCCCCGGCAAGCCCGATCTGGAATGGCGCCGTCGCAACACCTACAAGAAGTTCTATGTGCAGTACGACCCCTATGACATGGACAGCGTGCGCCTGCTGTACAAGGACAAGGGCGGTGCGATGCGTTTCGAATGTGTGGCCTCGTTCCCTCTGATGATCCACCGTGCCCAGCAGGAGCAGACGGAGGAGGAGAAGCGCTTCATCCGCTCGCAGCAGGAGGCCGTCATCAACGAGCGTATCAACCGCCAGGCCGTCGCCCGGGAGATCGAGTACGAGCATGGCGTCGCCCCGGAACAGCACGGCCTGCGTACCCCTGACCTGAAAGGACTCGGCAAGGAGGCGCAGCGCCAGATTGACCGCCGCACGAGAAAATACGGCCAGCCGCCCCGTCCTTCCATAGGTCGTGACCTGAAGGTCATCAGCAACGTGACCTGGGACAGCTTCGAGAAGAAGGGGGTGAGCATCCGCAAGGTGGTCGGGAAATTATAAGGAACGGATTTACAACAAGATAAAAATTATTGATTATGGAAATTACAATGAAAGAGAAGGACGCCATCCGTGAGAGCCTCCGGGCCTACGTGGCGAAGTATCCGAGCCAGACGAAGGCTGCGGGCAGCCTGAAGGGTGTCAGTGTGGGCACTGTGAGCAATATCCTGAACGGCCGCTATGAGAACATCAGCGACGAGATGTTCCGCAATGTCGCCTCGCAGGTCGGCGGTGTAAGCGCCACCGGCTGGCAGATCGTGGAGACCGGTGCCTACCAGGAGATCACGGCGGTGCTTTCCGACGCGCAGCGCTGGCGCAACGTCACCTGGGTGACCGGCGAGGCCGGCTGCGGCAAGAGCACCACCGCCCGTGTTTACCTTCAGGAGCACAGGGAGGTTTTCTATATCCTCTGTTCCGAGGACATGAAGAAGGGCGACTTCGTCCGTGAGATCGCCCGCACGGTCGGAATCCGGACGGAAGGGTATAATATCCGGGAGGTGTGGGAGCTTATCCTTGACGACATCATCCGGATGGACGCGCCCCTGCTTGTGTTCGACGAGGCTGACAAGCTGACCGAGCCGGTGTTCCACTACTTCATCAGCCTGTACAACAAGCTGGAGGAGAAATGCGGCGTCGTGTTCCTGAGTACCGACTATATCGCCAAGCGCATCAGCAACGGCCTTCGCTACCAGAAGCCCGGCTACAAGGAGTTCTACAGCCGTATCGGCCGTAAGTTCTACGAACTGGAACCCACTGACGTGAACGACGTGTTCGCGATCTGCTCGGCCAACGGCGTGACCGACAAGAAGGACATCGACAGCGTGATAAAGGAGGCCTCTACGTGCGACTTCGACCTTCGCCGCGTGAGGAAGTCCATCCACAAGGTAAAGCGCATGACGGGGGAATGATCCCCGTTCAAATACCGTTCAAACGTAATTTTAAGGATATGGAAAACAAATTTGAATACTTGAAAATCGACGGTCGCGACCGGCTTCCCGCTCCTTGGAGCGATTATCCCGTCCTGACGGAATACGAGACTGTCCCCGTTTACCGGAACGGTCGCGACTACCTGGACGTCCTTGTGGGGCGGCAGGACGGCTGGTGGACCGCCGGTGTCCACATGCAGGTGAACAGTTCCGGCGGCGGTTTCAACCCGGGGCGCAAATGGGGGCAGTTCGCCACCCGCGATAACGCCCTTCTGTGGGCGCTCGGCTGGGCGCTCTGCCATGACAAGCTGCAGGGTGCCGCACGGCAGGCCGTTCTTGACAGGATTGAGGATATCCGGCAGCTAAAACTTTTCTGACCATGGAAGAAGTGAAAAAGGAAATTAAAAAGGGCGGCATGAGGCGTGCCCTGAATGTCAGGGACATCCTGAGCAAGAAGTATGACGTGTTCCCTTTCGAGGGGAGATGGAAGGAGGCCTTCGACACCCCTGAAGTCCGTGGCTGCTGGTTCGTGTGGGGCAACAGCGGCAACGGGAAGACCTCCTTCGTGATGCAGCTCTGCAAGGAGCTTTGCAAGTATGACCGTGTGGCTTTCAACTCCCTGGAGGAAGGTACCTCCCTGACCGTCCAGAACAACCTGAAACGTTTCGGCATGGCCGAGGTGAGCCGCCGTCTGGCGTTCATCAGGGAGGACATCCCCGCCCTGAAGGCGAGGCTCCGGCGCCACAAGAGTTTCAACATCGTGGTCATCGACAGCTTCCAGTACACGCAGATGACGTACCGCGACTATATCCAGCTGAAGGAGGAGTTTCCTGACAAGCTGTTTGTTTTCATCAGCCATGCGCGCGGCAAGAACCCGAAGGGTGACGCGGCCACAAGCGTGATGTACGATGCCGACCTGAAGATCTGGGTGGAGGGCTACGTCGCCTTCAGCAAGGGACGCTACCAGGGCACCACGGGTGAGTACACTATCTGGGAAAAGGGCGCTTGTGACTATTGGGGTGTGACGGTAAACAAGAATCCCCACCGACCTTCACAGACCGGCGGGGACATGAAGCAATTTTAAGCGACCTGTAACGGTCAGTACAAAAGTAATGAATTTATTTGAAAACCGATGTGATTATGAGCAAGATCGAGAAACAACTTGAAATCTGCCCTCCCGCCTATATGTGCAAGGGACCTAACCGTGAGAACTTTGTCAGTACCGGCCACAAGTGCGGCTACTGCAAGGGTAACGGCTGGTTCTGGGGGACGGAGGAAGGCAGCCGTGAGGATATACGGAAACCTTGTCCGGTCTGTGAAGGCAGCGGTGAACTGGATGCGGTTATAACAGTGGACTGGAAACCTTCAAGCAAGTGAGCCATGAGAAAGGAGTATTACAACTACGTAGTGAAGCTTCCCGTGCTGCTTCACGAGCTGTTCCGGGAGAAAGTCGCCGACCACCATTTCACTGACCTGACGGTGGTGATGAACCACCTGGTGAAGTCCTGCATCCTGGTGGCGGAGGGCCGTAAGGTCTCCCCGTCGACCCGCAGGATCCTCTCCAACATGGAGCGCATCCCGGACATGGGATTCTTTTTCCGCCGGCAGGAGAAGGCGGTGCTGTTCTTCGAGATGGACCCGTCTTTCGCCGGCAGCCTGCAGCGTGCCATCGCCTCCTGCGGCTGGGGCAACCGCCAGCGTCTTGCCGTCCGGCTGGTGTGCGCGTTCTGCTCCAGCGCCGCCGTGACGTTGGACAACCTCTCGATGGAGCTCGCCGCCGGCGAGGTGTTCCGCCGTCCGGAAGGCTACCTCATACACACCTACGTGAGCAACTACCAGTACGTGTTCCTCAAGGAAACTGCCTCGGCCCAGCGCATGAGTGTGGAGGGTATGCTGACGGCCGCCGCCGAGCTTCTGGTGGGCACGGACGGCGGCGAGTACCATATCCCGGAGAACCTCGGACGCATCGCTGAAAGCGTGCTCGGGGTCAGGGGCAGCACTTTGAAGGATTTCCGCCGGCAGCGCCTGGTGAGCATCCGCACGAACACCATCGGGCCGGATCGCATCTGCTCGTTCATGGAGCGGCACGGCATCACCTCCGCCCGTGAGTTCCTGCGCCGGGTGGTCCTTTTCTTCCTGGAGGCTCGGTACCTGATCTACCGTGGAGAGGTGGAGCCCGGTGAGGATGACCTTCAGGAGGAAGAAGAGCCGGACTGGGAGGATACGATGTTCGAGGAGTGCTCGAAAAGGGATTTCGTGATTTCAACATACAGTTATTAACCATTAAAAATTTTACAGAAATGATTACAGAAAAACAGAAAAAGGCAGTAACGGATCTCTGCCGGTACGTGGAGAATTATTGTGAGGAAAACGGCCTTGAGGCCTTTATGACTATTTCGGCCAGTGAGGACCATCCTAACGGTCTTGAGCAGATGGCCGGTTCGATCGTGACCGGCAGGGGTGACCACATCATGGGCGCCATCTCCGGAGTTGTCAAGACTGACAAACGTGTCTGCATGCTGCTTTCCATGGCGCTGATGCAGGCCCAGATAAGGAAGGCGGACATCAATGTCGCCCTGTCCGGGGGGGAAATTTGAACATGAACTGATGAAGGAGGAACCCTATATGAACAGCATTATGAAAGGAAAAACGGTAAGGAAGGCTGGAAAGGAACGCAGACGCCCGGACAAGGTGCCCGGTGCTTTCACCGGCCGGGGCCTTTATGGCCGTAACGTTTACATGAAGGGGAAAATCATCTTACGCGCCCGCCGTCATGAACACGAGTGAGAACCTGCACCAGCTCGGCCTTCCGATAGAGAGGCTGAGCAGCGTCCTTCTGAACTGGACGTGTTTTGAGCCGCGCCGCCAGATGCTTATCAGTGCCTCCACGAAGACGGAGGGCTGGGCGATTGTCGAGACACGTGATTCGCAGTTGGCCGCCGCCATCCTGAAGGATGTTCCGGAGGCCCGTCTGCGGGAACTTGAGAAACCTGTAGTTACCATAGCGTTATGAACATATTCAAGAAATTCGAGGGCCTGAAGGTCCGTGTGCAGATGGTGAACGGTTTTGGCCTTCCCGTCGATCACCACGGTTATGTGGAGACGGATGAGAACTGGGCCTACCTTTACGAGAAAGGCCAGAAGGGCAACAGATATATTTTAGCGATCAACACCCGCAAGGACAGCGTGGTGTCGGTTGAAGTTATTAACCAGTAAAAGAAGTATATATGATACAAATAATATTCAGGGTACAGACCGATACCGGCAAGTACATTACCAGTTCGACAATAGAATACCGTCTGTTCGGTATCCTATTGTGCAGAAAGACGTACTATTATCCTCCGGAAGGTTCCAGTGGGGAGTACTTCAGAGCTTGATTTCGTTTTTTCTCATGGCCTCTCTGACCTTGCTTGCTTCCTTTCGGAACTCATGAAGTAGAATGGCATCAGAAAACAGGACACTTTTTCCATTAAGTTTGGCTTGGATTTCCGCCATCTTTTTGTGGAGGACGTACTGCTGGATCATGAGACGTTCGAAGTCGTATTCACTAATCATGCTGAATTGATTTTTTAGTTAAACATTTTTTTGATTTTTGCGGCTACAAAAGTAGCAACCTGTCCCGGTTCGCGATGAATAGGGGCAGCCTTTTAAAATAATTTAAAACAGTAAGTACCATGCAGATAGACATCAACACCCGTAAACAGCTGAACAAGCCCGAGAACTACTCGGCTTTCTACGGCCTTTTGAACCGCCTTCCGAGCTCCGACCGTGACGCGCTGAAGGAAAGCATCGTCTCCCAGTACACCGAAGGGCGTACCACGAGCCTGCGTGAGATGACCCTGAAGGAATACAGCGCGGCCGTGGCCGCCATGCGCCGGCTGGTGCCGCCCTCCTACGCGGAGGAGCTCCGGAAGATCCTCCGGCAGAAGCGCTCCGCGGTATTGCACCAGCTGCAGCTGCTTGGTGTTGACACCAGCGACTGGGGCCGTGTCAACGCCTATTGCCTGGACAGCCGTATCGCCGGCAAGGAGTTCCGTGAACTTGACTGTGAGGCGCTGGACACATTGCAGGTGAAGCTGCGTGCCATCCGCCGCAAACGTGAGAATAAACTACAATAATAACCATCAAATTATTTAGTTATGGACCTGAAAGAACAGTTAAAAAGCCTGTCCGCCCAGGACAGGAAGGAGCTTTTGAAACAGCTCCAGCAGGAAGAGAAGGAAAACAAGCGCAACCGGCGCGACGCCTATGAGGGCCTTCGTGCGCAGTTCATGCTTGAAGTGAAGAACAAGCTGCTCCCGGTCGTGGATGATGTGAAAGCGTTTCGCGACTGGGTGGAGAAAGAAGCCGCCGCCTTCCGTGCGGTGATGCGTGAATACGGCCAGCTGCGCAAGGACGAGCAGGCGAGTTTCACCATCGTGGACGGTGACATGAAGCTGGAGGTGAGAAGCAACAAGGTGAAGAGTTTCGACGAGCGTGCCGATCTTGCCGCCGAGCGCCTGGTGGACTACCTGAAGCGTTACGCCATGGGGCGCGAGCTGGGTACCGATGATCCGATGTACCAGCTCGGCATGACGATGATCGAGCGTAACCGCCAGGGCGACCTGGACTACAAGTCGGTGAGCAAGCTGTACGAGCTGGAGGACCGTTTCGACAGCGAGTACACTGAAATCATGGATCTTTTCCGTGAGAGCAACGTGGTGTACAAGACCGCGGTGAATTATTATTTCCATAAACGTGACGAGAACGGTGTCTGGCACCGTATCGAGCCTTCATTCTGCCGTTTGTAGTTATGGAAAAGACGAAGAATATCGCGCCTCATGTGATGGCCTGCCGGAACTGCGAGGGCAAGGGCCGTGTTTTCTATACCGACCAGGGCGGCGCCCCTTCCTCCTCCCGTTGTCCAGTCTGCAAGGGCAGCGGACGTGTGAAGGTGCAGAGCAAGGTGATCACCCGTGTCGAGCCCTTCGTTCCGGGTGAGGATGACACCGAACTGATGACCATGTGACTTTGTTCACACTCTAAACGGAAAAACGCCGCATTCCAGCACGATGCGGCGTTTTTTTTATCCACATGCCCGGTTAAATGGCTAATTTTGCAGCATATACCTGAACTTATGGCCAAAGGACGAGACAAGACGCTAATAGAACTCCGTGATGAAGCCCTGTGCCGCCGTTACCATTACTGGACGGAGGTGCAGCGCCTTCGCTTTGACGACGCGCTGAAAGTGTTGTCGCGTCAGGAGTTCTTCATCTCCGAGGAGCGTATCATGTCGATTATCCGGCGCAAATGCCGGGAACTGAAGGGGCTGGAGGTGAAGCCTGTCCCGAAGGTGAGAAAGCCCCGCCTTACAGCCGTCCAGCTCTCTCTTTTCACGGGCGAATGAACCTTGCCGCCCCTTCCTGCATGGCGGACTCGTCGTGCAGCGTGAAGGCATACACGGTTTCGTACACCTTGATGTTTCCCGGGAGGGTGTAGTCCCTGCTCTTCGTTCTGACCAGCGGCGTGCAGTCCTCCGTGCAGGTGAATCCCTGCAGGGCCTTGTAGAGTTCCTTCGCTTTCAGCTGTCGTTCCCTAACCTTGTCATAGGTCCCTGACGCGTAGTGCGTGTCGTCGTAGCAGTCGACGGCCAGTCGTGTGGTGATGAACGACTCGCTTTTCTGTACCCCGTACCCGATGTCGTTCCAGTCGGATTCGGTGTTTCCGATCAGCACGCAGGGGAATGTCACGGGGTAGCGGTCCTCCTCGTCCCCCGCTTCGAGCTGCCCGCAGTCTTCGTCAATGTACGACAGTTCCGGCATCTTTTCGGCGATGCGTTCCATGATTGCGATGAATATTTCTTCCATGTTGTTATAAGTTTAAGATTTTTCCGATTTCCCGGTCCGTTCTTTCCAGTATCCTTTCGGTAAGCTCTTCGCTCTCCCCGAGGAACTGGCGTTGCGGTATTTTTATCCGGAGCTTTTTCTTTTTGGTGAGCGCGAGCCTTTTCCATCGCAGGGCCTCGGGGTTCTCCCGCGCTTCGTCGTTCCCTGCGGAACCCCTCTTTTTGCCCTTTCTTTTGCCCGTGGCGGCCTTTTTAGCCTTGCCTGAAGCCTGGTAATACTTCGCCCATGCAAAGCGCCGCATTCGGGGCGTGACGGTCGGGTTCACCTCCCCTCCCCAGTTGTGTACGGGCGCGTATATGAGATCGTCGGCCACCCTTACGCGGTAGTCCTGCGGCACGTACTTGACGGAGCTGAAGAGGTGGTTCCTTCCGGAGAGCAGCGTTCCGTAGTTTCCTGCCGCATCGGTCCTTCCGGCGGATAGCCTTTTCGCCTTCTGCCAGGGGTGCAGCCCTCCGTTGACAAACCCCTGCTTTCGGAAGTTGTCCTGGAAGTGGTCCTTCGCCATTCGTCCGACGATGACGGGCATCCTGCGTCTCATGAGCTCGTCCACGGCCTTCTCCCCGGCTTTCATCAGTTTTTGGAATTCTTTCATGTCCATATCTTTGTATATTTGGTATAAACTCGTATATTTGCCTCCGACTTCGACATCATGCAGCAAAGCACAGCTTCTGTAATTTGCCGACAACATATTGTGGAAAAGCCCCTATGGTGGTGCGGAACGAAAGGACCGCCTGCAAATTCGCCCCTGCGTGTATGTGGAAGTCACACCTACGGGGGCTTTTCTTTTTTTGTATTCCTTGTCCTATGGAAAATGTAAACAGTCTGATAGAGCTCGCGTGCGTTGACGGTAATATGGTACCGTTCGAGCGTCACGGTACCGGTGTTTGGGTGAACCTCACCGAGATGGGCCGGCCGTTCGGTCAGAAGAAAGATCCTGTTCATTGGCTTCGCACCAGGGGAGCGCAGGAATATATCCGGGCGATACGTGGATGTAATGCCAATCTGTCCGTTATACATTTTTGTATAACGGACAAAATGACAGATTTGGTTATTGTCCGCCAGGGCGGTATTCCCGGTGAGCAGGGTACGTGGTGCACCGACTACCGCATCGCCATCGAGTACGGGCGCTGGCTCAGCGTGGAGTTCAGCGTGATGTTCGACAGCCTTCTCATGCGTATCGCGCGCGGCGAGCGTGTGCTTGGTGATGACGGGGTGCTCCATCTGAACGGTCGCCGCTGGATCGGCGAGGCTGTCTACTGCAAGCTCACCGGTCGCACGCGTAACTCCTTCAACGGTTACTACGGGAACTACCCGCTCGCTTTCGTTCTGTATGAGGGCGTTCGCTACATGGACCTTGAGTTCTTCCACAACCGTGAGCAGAAGGAGCGTATCGAGGGTTTCCGCCGCCGTTTCCGTGCCCCGCAGGACGATCCCCTGCAGGGCCGTCTGGAGTTCAAGGATGTGTAGCTGCGGCGCGGTTGTTGCCTCCCGTTTCCGTTTGAGATTCATTTTTTCAGTTCTGATGACGCTTTGTTTCATAAATAAGTTGTATTTTTGCTGCAAACAGTTTTAAAGTCATGAATGTACCCGAACCAGTAAAGAACGAGGCCCGCCGTCTCATAGAGCGTTACGGCGATTCCTTCGATTACCTTGGCAGTCACGAGGGGGCCGACTATTTTGTGTTCCGGTTCCCGGAAGACTCGACAACGGGCTTCCCGTTCGTTTTCCAGTACGGCAAGGGTCCTGTGATGACTATCACCGGTTTTGAAGCCCTTGACCTAATCAACCTGCTTGTCGAAGATGTCGATGAAGTCGGTGTTGAATAGCTTGTTGTCTATCCTCATTATCCCCCTGCAGTTGTGTGAGTTTGCGGCTCCGCTTTCACACAGGTATCTGACATCCTTCCATTCCTTTCCGGACCCTTTCGAGTTGTCGCTTTGCGGCTCTATATACCTCAACTCCCCGTCCGCGAACCGCTGGAGGATGGTGGCATGTCCCGACCCCCGTTTCCATCCTATGACGAGTTCATATACGCCCTCCTCCCTGCATACCTCGTTGAAGAACTCCATGTATCGTCTGGGCGTCATTTTCTGGTATCCTTTCGCTATGAGCCAGCTGTTTATGCTGGTATGCCGTGCCGGTGTCCCGTCTATGTTCTTCCATACCTCGAAGGCCCTTCCGTTACTCAGGTATTCGAGTTTCGATCCGTCGGTTTTGCCTTTGGCGGTGACATCGAAGCCTCTGAGGCGCAATGCATAGGCCGGTGCGCATGTCTGGCAGTTCACGCTGTACCGTTCGTCATAGTCCGGGTTCAGTCCGAGCCTTTCTCCCGTTAGCCTGTCCCGGTATCTGCCGTTCGGATCCGGGATGTACATTTCCGTATGTTTCGGGTTTGCATTCTGCTTGTCCGCCTGTTCCACGGTCATAGGCCTTCCCTTGGTGATACCGAGCGCCTTTTCCATTTCGAGGTTGTTCCTTGCGATGGCCTCCTTCTCCTCCTGTGTGAGGTTGTCGGGCATTTCCGCGATCATTTCCCTGATCCGTCCGATCAGCCTGTCTACGGCCTTCTCCGCTCCCTTGTGTGCCTCCTTCCGGTAGGGGTGGCTGTCCGAGAAGAGCTTCGCGTCCTTTCCGGGGTTGTTCTCCAGTCCCGGCTGCGGCCTGTTGTCCGGCCCGCTTCCCGGTACGGGCGTGGGCTGCTCGTCGGTTGACGAGAGCGTGCACTTGCAGTTCCATCTGTCCCCGGGCTTGTGCTCGTTCCAGAAGGGATCGTCGACGGGCCGTATGGTCCCCCAGAACACGCGGTGGTCCGCTCCCGGGTGCACGGATGTCGAGGGCATCCACTTGAGGTTCGGCAGGATATCCTTCTCGCGCTCGAACTGCCTCCAGTCGGCCGCCTGGTGCGCCCGTATGACTGCCGTGTCGTATTCGGTCCGCAGCCACTGCACCATCTGGTGGTCCGCTATGGGCATGACGAGTTTCATCCACTGTTCAAACGGCCTTAGATTGCCGTTCTCGTCCAGCAGGAGCGCCGCCATGTCGTTCTGCGCGCGGTGTACCTTGAATGCCGCGAACACGGCGTTGTTCTCCCGTATCTCCCGGTAGAAGTCATAGTCCGGATCATCGGGCTTTCGTGCCCCGAATCCCTTGTCGGTTGCGATGTTGAGGGTTTTCCATGCGGCCTCGAACATCTCCAGCTCCACGTCCGTCATGGGGTGGAAATCCTTCTCGTATATCCTTTTCAGCGACCTCTTGACGGCTTCCGGCCCGAAGTCGAAGACGGATTCCGCCTGCTTCCCCCGGCACCGGTAGAGGTCGTCCATCACCACTCTAAAGCTGCCCCGTCTTTCCCCGGGGCTTTCGCGAAAAAACGTTTCAGCCGGTTGTACACGTTTTTAAGGGCGTTTTTCTTCTCTTTGGGAGTCTCTTTGCCGGGCTTTTCCCGTTCAGGTTCTTTTTCCGGATCCGGTTCATCCTCTTCCGCCTTTTCATCCTCTCGGGCCTTCGCTGCTTCGATTTCCGCCGCTTTCTCTTTCAGCTCGTTGTAGTCCGCCGGCTTCTCGACCCCGAATTCCTCGTACAGATAATCGTCTCCCACGGGCAGGCCGAAGTTCGTCCGCAGCTGGGTGAGTATGTTCATCTTCTTCTCCGGCTCGATGACCTTCTTTTCCGGGTAGCAGAACTCGCCTCCGGTGGTGTCTATCCCGAGCATGGCGAAAATGTCCGCCATGTTGTAGTTGAGCACGTCCAGGATGTCCTGCCGGTCCGCCAGCGTGACTTTTTCCTCCACGTCCTTGTGGACGGTTCCGAGCGCCTGCGTTCCCTTGTCGGATGCCTCGGTGGTTAGCGTGTTCCCCAGGAACAGTTTCGATATCTCGCTGTTGCAGCGTTCGCAGAGCTTGTCGTAGAGGTCCGCGCTTCCCGTCTTGTTCGCCGCTTCCACGAGCTTGAGTACCGTTTCCTGTGCGTGTACGAATACCGCCATGCTCCCGGTGCTTTCCGCGTCCTCCAGCGCCCTCTGCCGCGCCTCGTCGTCATCGGTGGGGTAGGTGTACTCTCGGATGGGTGCTCCGAACACCTCTGCGAACTGCGCCCAGTCCGCCACGTCGTTGCGTTTGTAGATCACCCATACGGCCGCCTTGGCGAGCAGTCCGAGGTCATCGGGTTCCCCTATGAAGAGCAGGTCGGGGTACTCGTCCCATGATGTCCCCGCGGTATCCGTCTGGTGGCGCAGTATGAGCCTTCGTACGGGATCCACATGCTTTCGCGGTATCCGGTCGTAGTTCACCCATTCCCCCTCGCGGTAGAACTGCACGAGGGTGAATCCCCAGAACCTGGCGTCGAGTATGTCGCCGATGAGTCGTCGAAACCATGGCGATCGTATCTGCTCGTTCACCTTCTTGTCGGGCTTCCCGTTTCGTCTGAACTCGATGGCCGCCGAGAGCGCCGCGTTCTTCCTTTTCTCTATGACGCTCGTCAGGTGTGTGTCCATGAGTATGTCGCTGTAGAGGTCGTACAGCCTGAAGCGTCTGGAGTAGTCCACGTTCTCGAATGCGCGTATGGCGAGCATGTAGTCCGCCATGTCCACGCCGAAGCGTTTGGGCTGTGTCAGTATGATGGTTGCGGGTCCTTTCTGCCCGGGCCTCGGCAGGTTCCCGCTTTTGGTTATCTTTCCGGCCCTTTTCTTTCTTCCTGTCATGTTACCAGTGGTTTACGCGTTTACGGTTGCTTTTGATAAGGAAATTTGATTTCGCCGCCCTCGTCTCCTCGGGCAGCAGGGGCAGCCCGTCCACGGATATCTCCTCGGCCGCCACCGCCTTGAGCCATTCGACGGCCCTCTCGTAGCGTTCCTTGCGGATCCCCTTTATGTTCTGCGGGTTGTGTATGCTGACGATGTGGTAGATGGCTATGTCTATGGCCATCATCAGCACGAGCTGGTTGCGTCCCTCCCCGGTGGCCGTGAATATCCTGTCGCAGTCGTAGCGCCTGGAGAGGTAGCAGCGCATCTCTGCGACGGCGCGGTCCTCGCATATCTCCACGATGGCGTCGTCCTTCCTCGTGGTGGCCTCCAGTATGTCCCGGTGCATGCTCGCGTCGTAGTCTGAAAGTTCTATGAATTTGCTCATGTGGGTAAGGTATTAAAGTTTACAGTCTGTACTTGTTGTGCGCCCTCATCCTCCTTGTGGAGATGACGGCCGGTTTTTCGGTCTGGTGCGCCTTGCGGTCTATGATGCGGTTTCCTCCCTCCACGCAGTCGGGCCCGTCGGCCGGATACGTCAGCATGAGGTTGAAGAGGCTGAACTGGTCGGTGAGCAGCTTCATGTGCGGGTTGTCCTTTTCCGCCTCGTTGAAGACGAGGTTCCCTTCGCTGTTGAGGGGTTCCAGGTTCGTCTCGATGCGTGTGGCCTTGTCCGTCTTCTTCTCCTCGTCCCCCTGGATGTACAGGGATATCCTCCTCTGCCGGCGTATGCGCCTGATGATGGGCTGGAACACCTGCTGGAAAAAAGGGTCCTGCAGCTTGTTGTTCTCCATGTAGCAGTACACGTTCGTTTTCCCGTTCACGAACTCCAGCAGTCTGATGTACCATTCGATGAAGGTTGCGTTCGTCTCCCTTCCGAGGAACCCCTTGATGACGTAGAGCTTTCCGGCCAGTTTGCCGAGCAGGAACACCGCCTTCGTGGAGCTCTTCTTCGTCCTGTTCTCGCCGGGCGCGGGATCGCCGTAGATGACCAGGAACCTGAACTTCGAGAGCGCCGGCACTTTCCCGTAGACGATGTCCTTGAATATCTCTCCCTCGGCTACGGGGTTGTTGAAGAACTCCTTCTGCCGTGCCGCCTCGCTGACCAGCGAGAGGAAGAGGTCTATATCCTCCTCGGAGTTTTTCTCGGGCCACACGGAAATCCCGTTCCTGTCGCGTATGTTGATGATGTCCACGTGCCCGATGCCTTTCGCCTTCAGTTCGGTTGCCTTTTCAATGGCCCTTTTGATGCAGCAGTCCGGCGCGATGATGTTCCCGTTGAAGAGTATGCGGTAGTTTCCTGATGCGGACATGGTCGGTATCAGTGCTTCCTCCAGCCATTTCCATTTTGTCTTGATGCGTTCCTGGTTCCGGCATTCCTCGTCGGTGTCGATATCGTCCACCAGGATGAAGTCGGGCCGGAAGTTCCTGTTGCGGGTACCGCGCGGTGACTGTCCGGCCCCGATGGCGCGGAAGGAACATCCCGCCATGATGGTGAACTCCCCCGTTTCCCAATATCCGGGTTTCTTCTGCATCCCGTAATCCTGGATGATCCGCTGGTTCTCCTCGAAGTTGGCCATGAATGGCAGCAGGAGCCTTTGGGCGTTGTCCTGCGAGTTGGAGATCAGCAGCACGTTGCGCACCTTTCCTGTAATTGCCAGTTTTGATATTTCCATCATGGAGCGTGCCGATTTGGCCAGCTCCCGTGCCCATGCGCGCACCTCGTACCAGCGGTTATGTCCCATCAGTCGTCGTGTCGCCTTCTTGTGGAAGGCGGCGGACCCGCAGGTGCAATACATGGCGAAGTAGTATTTGAACCACTCCTCGTCGTCCTTTTCGAGCCTTTCCCTGCGTGCGCGTATATCCGCTTCCGTGTCCGAGGGGTTGATGTCCGAGCTCTCGCGTATGGATGCGACCAGCCCCTCCCATTCGGCAAGTGCCGTGCGGTCCTGCGGTGTAAGTCTTTTCTTTGCCATGGCTATGAAACTTTTGATTTTACGAACGCGTCGAGCAGCGGCGTCACTTCTTTCGCCTGCGCGGGGTCGGATGCGCGCAGCCATTTGAGCAGGTCTGAGAATACGGATATGATGTCCGAGAGCCCGACTTCCGTCTCCATCTTCTTGATGGCGTTCGAGAGTTTGGATATGGTGTCGGCCTCGGCGGTGTTCGGGAAGCGTTCCCCCGGCGGTCTGTCCATGATGGCGTTGTTGAGCTCGGCCAGCTGGCGGTACAGGCTTTTCAGCTGCTCCTCGCGTGTGATGGTGATGGACGTCTTGAGCATCTCCCATCCGTTCTTGCCTATCCAGTTGTTCACCGTGATGCGTGACACCCCCACGCGTTCGGCTATTTCCTGCTGCGTGAGGTTCTCCTTCAGGTAGAGCGTCTTCGCCCATTCCCTTTTCTGCTGCATGCTTAGTTCGGTCATATTTCCTCCTTTTTTACGTGCAAAATTGATAAGGAAAAGGGGCGGAAAAAAACGCGCGCCGCATGATGCCGTTTTATAACGTCATGATGCCGTTGTAAGGTTGCATGATGAAATCCCGGTTTGAAAAAGGTCTCCGAAGCTTCTAATTTCGCACCGTAAACTTCGCGGGGAACCCCGCTTAAAAGACGAGACAAGCATGAGAAAGTTTTTCAACATTATCCCCGGCAAGGACGCCTGCTGCATCCTTCTTTACGGCGACATCGGCGAGTATGACCGCGTGCGCAGCGGCGACATCGCCCGCGAGCTGCTGGAGGCCGAGGCCCTGTCCGGTAAGATTGACGTGCGCATCAACAGCAACGGCGGCGAGGTGTACACGGGCATCGCCATTTTCAACGCCCTGAAAAACAGCAAGGCCGACATCACGATCTACATTGACGGCATTGCCGCCAGCATGGCCTCGGTGATCGCCCTTTGCGGCAAGCCGGTGCAGATGAGCCGTTATGCCCGTCTGATGCTCCACAGTGTTCAGGGCGGCTGTTACGGCAACAAGGAGGAAATGCGGGGCTGCATCCGCGAGATCGAGTCGCTGGAGGATACCCTTTGCGAGATGTATGCCGCCCGCATGGGTAAGGGGAAGGAGGAGATCCGCTCGTTGTATTTCGACGGCAAGGACCACTGGCTTCGTGCCGACGAAGCCCTGGCGCTGGGGCTCATCGACGGTATCTATGATGCCGACCCCCTTCCGGAGGACAGTACCCCCGAGGAGGTATTCCAAATATTCAATAACCGGCTGCAACAGCCACAAAACAAGAGTAACATGAATTTAGACGAACTGAAGAAACGTCCGCGGTTCAGGAACTGCGTGACGGATGACGATTTTCTGCGTGAGGTCGGGCTTCTGGAAACGGAGGCCGGCAAGGTTCCGGGCCTTGACGCCGAGGTGACCCGGCTGAAGGGCGAGCTGAAGGTATTCCAGGACAAGGCGGATGCGGATGACGCTGCCGCACGTAAGAAACTGCTTGATGACGCGGAGAGTGACGGCCGCATCGATGCCACCACCCGCCCCATCTATGAGAACCTTCTGGCCAAGGACCGCGAGAACGGGGAAAAGGCGCTGGAGAAACTCTCCCCGAAACGCAAGGTCATGACCGACCTGCGCGTGAACCCTACCAATGAAAGTCCATGGAACAAGCGTATGACCGAGATTAAGGACAAGTTGAAACATTAATAAAAATATTTGCTATGGCAATAGTAGTAAGAAACACCAACTACAACGGTGAGGTACTGGAGAAGATCCTGGTACTCGCCTGTACCGGGAACGACCTTGTGGAGAAAGGCCTGATCATGGTGATCCCCGGTGTCGAGAAGAAAATCAGCCTGCCGCGTATCAAGACCGGCAAGATGCTCCAGAAACGCAAGGAGAACCCGGGCCTGGAGGATTCGAAGGGTAACTTCAATTACTCGGAGAAGTCCCTGGATCCGGAGGATTTCATGGCGTTCACCACTTTCAACCCCCGCGCTTTCGAGCATATCTGGCGCAAGTGGCAGCCGAAAGGCAACCTCGTGTTTGCCGAGCTTCCTCCCGAAGCGCAGAACACGCTGCTCGACGAGCTCAGCAAGAGCGTGAAATTCGAGTTGGGCTGGCATTATATTAACGGCGAGTTCGGTAGTGACGACGACCACCTTTTCAACGGTATCCTGACGCAGGCCGCCAAGGATACTGACGTGATCGTGGTTCCGGCTCCTTCCGATACTTCCATGATCGGCAAGTTGAAGGCTGTCCGCAAGGCTATTCCGAAAGCCCTGCGCGAGAACCCGAACCTGCGTATCCTGATGAGCATCGACGACTTCGACAAGTACGATGACGAGCTGACCGAACGCGAGTACAAGAACACGAGCGAGACGGACGTCAACAAGAAGCGTTACAAGGGTATCACCATCGAGACGTTGAATTCCTGGCCTGACGATCTTATCGTGGCCACGCTCTGCTCGATGAGTGCCGACGGCAACCTTTTCGCCGGCGTGAACCTACAGGACGACGAGGAGGTGATCCAGATCGACAAGTGGATGAACTCCAGCGAGCTGTACTTCTTCAAGCTGCTGATGAAGGCGGACACAGAAATTGCCTTCGGCGAAGAGTTCGTGGTGCTTGACACCCGTGAGACCCCCGTGTTCAAGGCGGTGGAACGCGGCATTTCTGCCGATCCGGTCAGTCTTTCCTTCAAAGCCGCTGGTGAGAGCAAGGAGGTGACGGTCACCGCCTCCGGTGACTACAGCGTGGTTTCCATCCCTGCCGGCTTCTCGGTGGTCGGAAGCGGTAATGACATCCTGACGGTCACCGCCGATGCGAACAGTAGCGGCAATGCGGTATCCGGCACGCTTGTACTGGGCCTGGACGCTGATCCTGAAAAGACGGTGGATATAGCGTTGTCTCAGGCGGCCGTTGACGAAGAGGAAGGCGGTGAATGATGGGAAAGCTGAAATATCTTGTCATCCACTGCACCGCGACCCCGGGGGGACGTGAGGTAAGCTCCGCAGATATCCGTGCCTGGCACACGAACCCGGTATCCAAGGGCGGCCGCGGCTGGAAGCAGGTCGGTTATACCGACCTGTTCCACCTGAACGGCGGCGTGGAGCGCCTGGTGGACAACAACGAGGACGCGAATGTGGACCCCTGGGAGGTGACGAACGGCGCGGCCGGCTACAACTCGGTGAGCCGCCATGTCGTGTATGCCGGGGGTGTGGAAAAGGACGGCAAGACCCCTGCAGACACGCGTACGGCGTGCCAGAGGCGTGCGATGGAGAAGTACGTGAAGGACTTCCACCGGCGTTTCCCGGACGTGCGTATCGTGGGGCACAACGAGCTGGCGGCGAAAGCCTGTCCCAGTTTTGACGTGCAGAAATGGCTTGTTTCAATAGGTATCAGACAATCATAAAAAAAAGTGATCATGGACATGAGCGTACTCTTGAACTGGATATTCGGCGGCGGCCTTCTGGCCGCTCTGACGGCCCTTGTGACGCTGGGCCCCACGGTGAGGAAGGCGAAGGCGGAAGCGGAGAAGGCGAAAGCCGATGCCGAGACCGTGCATATCGACAATGCCGAGCACGCCACGCGTATCCTGATCGACAACATTGTGGAACCCTTAAAGAAAGAACTGAGTGCTACCCGAAGAGAGATGGCGCGCCTTCGCAAGGCGATTGACGGCGCCAATGATTGTCAGCACCGTGCTGACTGCCCTGTGCTTTACGAGCTGCGCGAGCTCCCGAAAACAAACACGGAAGCTGACGACGTCAGCCGCCGCATCCGTCGCGGACAGCGCAAGGTCCGTGCGTCGGGGTCTGGCGATGGCGGGGATCCCGAAATCCGCGCTGACGCTGGAGATTCCGGTATCTGACTTGCTGTCGCTTCCCGCCGGTGCCTCCTGGCACGGCAGGAGCGGTCAGGCGGGCGTGGACGTGGGAACCCGCGGCGACACGCTGGTGGTGACCTCCACGTGCGACAGCCTGCAGCGGCTCGTCCTCTGGTACGAGGAGGAGCTGGAGCGTATCCGCGGCGACACCGTAAGCGTGTCGGAACATGCGGAAACCGACTCCCGGCAGCGTTCCCCGCCTTTGAGGACGGTTTTCTGGGCCTTTACCGCCGGCGTGGCCACCGGCATAGTATCAACCCTATTAATCAAGAGACGACATGGAAAAGAATAAGAATTTCATTTACGGCATCGCCGTTGTCAAGTTCGGCACCTCCACGATCGGTTGGATCGAGAAGGGTAGCTGGGACTGGGGCGGCACGAAACCCGAGAGCGTGGACGTCGAAGCCGAGCAGGTTCCCGACGCCCCCGTTCTGACGCTCCTTCAGAAGAACGGTCAGGTATCCCCGACGTTCAACCTGATCCAGCTGGACTACAGGAACATCAAGGCCGTTCTGGGCGGCACGCTGGTGGGTACGGATGACGCCCCTACGGGGTGGAAGGCCCCCACGGAGCTGGTACAGCTGTCCGGGGCGTGGACGATCGACTTCATGAGCGGTCAGACGATGACCATCCCGAACGGTACGGTCCTGGCAAGCCTTGGCGGGAAGCTGACGCTGACGGAGGTTTCGAAGATCGAGTGCCAGCTGAAGGTGAACAAGCCGGAGGACGGCAGCGCGCCCTACGAGATCAACGACACGGTATCGGCATAGCGT